AGGGCATATGCGTTTGAGCCAAGTGCTTAACAATGTTTGGCGGAGTATCGCCGACACCATGCTTACCAATATGCTCAAGGGAGTGGAAGCTCACTTGATGGCTTTGGCAATGCACAAGGCTACTGCGGAAAAAGATATCTTTGTGGACGCAAAAACCACTGCTGCTACGGTGTGGAAAGAAGTTGCTAAGATTCCTGTTGTTGGTCCGGTGCTTGGTCCTATTGCAGGCGCTGCTACTTTTGCTGCTATGATGGCTTTGGCCTCGTTTGACCAAGGCGGCATTATGCCTGAAACAGGTCTTGCGCAAATCCATAAGAATGAAATGGTCCTTCCGCCGGCACTTTCTAACTTTGTGCAAAGTGCGGCCGCCAATGCTTCCTATTCTTCTGGTAATGGCAGCGGAACCTCAAATCACTACCATGCAGCACCTGGCGAAAGCCCGGATAGTGTGGGTCGCAATGCCGCTGCCTTCCAGCGTATGATGCGAGATGGAAGACTACGCTTCACTTAGAAGGCATAATAATGGAATACCTCGTATCTCCTCTTTTCGGAGCCTTCGTAGCGTTTAGCGGATTCCCCCCAGTAAAGGTATTAGCTACTCTTCTACGGGTTAATCTACGAGTGCTCCGGAGCAACATAATTGGGTTAACGGGCTGTAAGATAGGGCTAAACTAAGAAAATACCATGTCTAACGTTATCCTACCTAATTTTCTTGGCTTTGGCTTTCCGGTCACTAAGAAGCCTATGTTCAGTACGATTGTGCTGACTTCTGTTTCTGGTAAGGAAATCAGAATCCCGAACTACAGCGTACCTAGGATTCAATTTGAAATCCCAGTGAACCATCTTAGGATGAGCACCCAGGACTTCCAAAATCTTTGGGGCATCTATGTTGCCCGACTGGGTCCTTGGGATTCATTTCTGTATTGGGACCCTACGGACAACTACACCGCAGCTGCCACACCATTTGGCGTTGGCGCTGGAAACAATGTAGTGGGCACTGGTGACGGATCCACGCTTTCCTTCCAATTGCAACGTGACCTGGGCTCGTCGGTTTCCCCACTATACGACATCAACGGCATCACCGTATCTGGCTCAGGAATTATGGCGCCACCCAGTCCGATTGTTAAGGTGTACTTGAATGGCGTCAATCAACCTTCTGGCTGGTCAGTGAACTCCGCAGGATTACTCACTTTTGGTTCTGCACCTGGTGGAGGAGTCACTATCCAAGCTGACTTTGCATATTTTTGGCGTGTGCGTTTCTTAGACGACAATTTGAGTTTTGACCAATTCATGGCGAGTATCTATAAGGTCAGTAAATTGGCCTTGATTCAGGTGTCCGCTTGAAGACAAATATCTCATCTGGGATGGCCACGCTTCTCGACGGCTTTTGTACTTCTGGACAAGGTGGTACTCTTGCTTATCCTGAATTGTGGACCATCTCATTGCTTAATGGAACAGTGCTGCGTTGGGCAGCTTGGGATATTCCTATCACTTTTGGCGGGCACACTTATCTTGCCGCTGGCCCATATATCCAAAGGTCAGCTATTAAGCAAGCACTGAAGTTAGAAGTCAGTCAGACCTTAATGACTATCCAGGCAAATCCTCTGATGCAAGTTAATGGCATCCCCGTTTTGCAAGCCATTAACAACGGAGTCTTTGCTGGCGCTACTGTGGAGGTTGATCGTGTTTATACGACCACGGTTTGGCCTACGGTGGACACTTCTAATGGAGTGGTGATTTGGTTTGTTGGGCAAGTTGGCGAAGTAGATATGCTGACTAGAGCGCAGGCTCAAATCTCAGTTAAGTGCCCGTTTGCTTGGTTTAATTCGCCATTTCCTCGTAACCGTTATCTGAGCGGTTGTCGGCACAGCTTGTTTGACCCTGGATGCAGTCTTACTTTGGCCTCTTATCAAGTCTCAGGCACGGCTCAATCTGGCTCCACCAACGTCACCATCAATACAAATCTTACACAGCACGGGCCTTTGTCTTCCCCAGGTACGCCAACGGTAAGCTACTCCTCCATCTCAAATCTGAATGTTGCTTCTTACACGTATTATATTCAATTGACTTTTGTTGGTGGTGGCGGTGAGTCCTTGCCAAGCCCGGAAGTAAGCATTATTTTGACTGGTGGTGGGGTACAAGGAACTACAAATAAGGTGCCATTGATTAGTGTGCCTTCTTCTCCACCCAGTGGAGCAACTGGCTGGAACGTTTATGTAGGCACTATTTCTGGTGGTGCACTACTTCAAAATCCTGCCCCATTACCTTTGTCCACCACTACTTACCAGGCATTAAATATTGTGCAAGGTGCCCCGCCACCTGCGCAAGCAAGTAGTGGCTGGTTTACTTTGGGCACTATTACATTCACCTCTGGTGCTCTTGCCGGAAGACAGCAAATGATTGTTGACTATACAAATCCTTCTGGCTCTGGAATTATCCAAACAACACCACCGTTACCAGTAGCTCCATCTGCCGGAGATTCATTCATTGCTCTTCCTGGCTGCGACAAGACCATGACCACTTGCACTAGCAAATTTAGTAATCTGACAAATTATGCTGGTCTGCCATTCATTCCGCTTCCTGAAGTTGGCATATGATTAGAGAGCAAGTGATTGAGGAAGCAAAAACATGGCTAGGGACACCCTGGCATATGAATGCTTGCATCAAGGGAGTTGGGGTTGACTGCGGCCGTTTTCCTTATGCAGTGCTAAAGTTTTGCGGTGTTCCGGTTCCAGAACTTCCTGAGCATTGGCCAACTGACTGGTTTCGGCATAATCTTGCCTTAAATGAGCCCTATCTTAAAATTGTGCAAGGGGCCTACAAAGAGGTCACTCTTCCAGAAGCAGGTGATCTGGTCTTATTTAAGATGGGAAAAGCTTTCTCCCATATTGCCATAGTTGCTTCTTGGCCTTTGGTCATTTATATGCGCGGCAATGGTAGCTCTCCTAGAATAGAAATTGGTAACGCATTTGAGTGGCCGTTAGCTGGTAGCTCTTATCGTTTCTTCTCCCCATATGCGTAGTCCAACCCAGTCTCAAGTAAGCAGTGTTCTGTTTGGCTATCGGGTTCAAACCTCGTTAGCCGGACGAGTGATCCCATTACTTTTTGGGCTTCAGCGAGTTTCCCCAAATGTCATTTGGACTGGCAACTGGTTGGCCAGCCCAGTTAACGCAGGTAAGGGAAACAAAGGCAAATCTGGAACCCAGCAATACAATTATTCTTGCGCTATGGGCTTTGGGATTGCTCAGGGACCATTGGGTGGCGTGTACTCTATCTGGCAAGATAGGGATAAATTCAATCTTGCCTATGCAACTGAGAGCTACACAATTCCTGGTGGTGGTGGATCGTATACTGTTCAACATGGTGGAAACGGCAATCCCAGCTGGTGGGGATTGAACGTTGGTGTTGCTCGTCAAGACTCTCTTACGTTTACTGCTAATGACTACGGGTCTCCTGGATCAGTCACTACCACTACAAATATTCTGACTCCAATGAAGTTGGTCAGTACCACGCCATCGGTAGCCGGTACATACACCATGCACTTTGATAGTACTGGGTATACTCAATACATATTTTGTGCAGCGGACGGCGGCAAGACTGTTCAAATCACCTACAGCTACCAACTCAATAACTTCAGCGTAACCGGAACGCCCATGACCCATTTGGACTTGGTGCTATTTCCAGGTCAACAGGGCCAAGCTCCTTGGAATACGCTAGCAATCTATTCTCCGCGCACAGCTGCTTTAAGCACTCTTGGCTATTCAGAGCTGGGCTATGTTGGAACAATGCTGATTCAACTTGGTAGCTCTGGTGTGGCGCCAAGTTTGAATTTTGAGGCATTGGGTCGGTGTAGCTGGGGTGGCGCAGTTACTGATTGTAATCCTGCGGATATCCTAAGCAACATATTAACTAGCCCATTAGATGGTGTTCTTGGCTGGGCTGCTTCTCCTTCTTCTGCCCCAATCTACGGTCCTGTGAATGTTAGCGGACTTTGCACCACTAATGGCCATAACATCACTGCTACTTCAGGAGTGTTTACTGGAATCCCAACTGGCTCCCAAATCACCATTGCCGGTGTTTCTTACCCAATTTCCACTATTCCTACGTCAACCACGGCAACGTTATTTGAAGATGCTGGCATAAATACTACGCCAGTTGCTTGGAATGCTATTGCCATCCAATCGTTTAATCAGACATCTGGCTCTGCAGTTTGGCTACCTTCTGGTTCCGCTACTTTTGGTTTGGGCGCGTCCAGTGAGCTTTACACGTATTGCGCAGCAAACGGCTTGTTTGTTTCATTGTACCTGGACCAGGAACAAGACTCAAGAAAGACTATCAATGAGCTTTTACAAGTAGCAAATGCTGACGTATTCTGGAGCGAGGGTTTAGTCAAGTTTCGCTCTTATGGCGACACTTCTAAAGCTGGCAACGGCTTCCTGTACACGCCAAATACTCAACCTATTTATGACATCACAGATGATGACTATATTTGTGACCCTGGCCAAGAGCCACTGCGCCTGACGCAGCCTGACATTCGAGATGTCAATAATAGCATCTCCATTGAATGGCTTAATCGCAGTGCGGACTATGCTCAATCAACACTACCGCCAGAAGAAGATCTCTCCAGCATCTTAACTTATGGTCGCAGACCTGCCCCAAATACTTCTTTGCATAGTATTTGTCAGCAATCTGTTGCAGTACAAGTGGCGAATACTCTTCTGAAGCGGTCTGTGTATATTGATGGTGGCAGCAACTATGAGTTTACGTTGGGCCCTCAATTTGCTTTGTTAGACCCAATGGACATCATCACCTTGACCGACCCATACTTGGGATTGAGCAAGGCACCTGTTCGTATTACCAGTATTGAGGAAGACGAAAAGGGAAGACTAAAAATTAAGGCAGAAGATTTCCCTTGGTCCTGTTCTGCACCTACTTTGTATGCTAAGCAAGTTGGCACTGCAACTAGTTCTGGGTTCTTTGTTGATCCCGGAGTGGTTAATACTCCGATGTTTGTGCCGTTGCCTACGAGCATAACCCAAGGAAATCCTTATGTACTTGGGATAGCATTAAGTGGTGGACCCAATTGGGGTGGTGCTGCAGTCTTTGTCTCCACTGATGGCGGCAATAGCTACCAGCAAGCTGGGATTACTACTGGTCCGTCAAATATGGGCGTGACCACTGCAATTTTGCCTGCCCATTCGGATCCGGACAGCACTAATACGCTTTCTGTTGCGACTGCCATGAGTTACGGTGCCTTGGACAGCTACTCTCAAGTCCAGGCTGATGCTTTTGTTCCTCTGATTGCAGTAGAAAATGAGCTGCTTGCCTATGAGACAGCTACGCTGACTGGGTCATTTGCGTATGGTCTTACCTATCTGCGTCGTGGAGCGTATGAAAGCCAAATCTCTACGCATGCCAGTGGTGTTCTATTCTGCCAAGTCAATGATGGTAATTTGTTCAATTGGAACTACACTGAAGCAGAAGTTGCTACCACTGTTTATTTCAAGTTTTGTTCGCTAAACAAAGCTGGCGCACGCCAGCAGGACATTTCTCAAGTGACTGCTTACCCATTTTTTATTCCCGCTCCAAGAGCACCGTGGCGTTGGAACGCAGGCTATGCTGCACCAATTATGTCCGGCGGAAATATAGTCGATGCTTTGGCTACTTCTGAAAATTTTGGGCAGACTGTTGCTTATGTAACTGCGGAAAATGGCACTCCATTGCCTACTATTACTATCTATGGCAATCCACCGATAAACATATTCTCATCTTCTGTGGGTGCCCCGGTAATTGAGGCTATTTCGGTGATCAATAGCGGCGGGAGTTTGACTGGACCTGCTACATTTATCATTGGGATAAACTGTTTTGACGCCGCACCAAACGCTGGGATTAGTCGTCTTTCAAATCTGTTTCAAGTCTCAATTCCTTCTGGCTCAAGCCAAAAACTTCACATTACTGTGAGTTGGCCTAATGGAAGTTTTGGCGGGCAAGTCTTTGTAGCAAGCACAAATACCGATTTGGGGCTGCACTATGAGACCTCATTTGATTCAGGAGTTTCTACTTCTGGCGTAGTGAGCTACGATCTCACTAGTGTTTCTGGTCTTTATTTTGGCCCTAGCGATGAGCAGTTCCATAATTTACTTTTTAAAGTAAGACGCGAATTTGTTAGCGGAGTGTGGGCGCAAGTTGCTTCTGCAGTTACTCATGTAGATTCTACTCACGGCATAATTAGTTTGGGTGCTGGTGGCGGGGTTGCAAATGACTCAGTTAATAGAATTATTTCAAAACTGGCCACTGCTGTAGGCACTTCTCCCATTGCGCAGCAAATTTTGCCAAGCTTTACGGTCACCTCAAATGACACTGCTGGCAATTATACTGTAACTCCTGACCCAACTGCGTTCAATTGTCAATTGGGTGACTTGTTTACTCTTCGTACTGGGGGCACTGGGACAACCTCAGGTTATAGCGACGCTTTGTTCAGCAATTTCTATAGCAGTGGGCTGGCTGCCCATAAGAATAGTGGTAATCTTGCTGCAGTTATTGGCGGAAAAGGTGCGTTTCAGCCGTTTGTTACGGTGGTCGACAACACTTCCACTGGTTTCACTGTGTCGCCACCTTGGCAAATTGTTCCTGATTCTACCAGTGCGGTGGTGCTGTTAGAAAGTTTGCCACAAGTAGTTTTACCTAGCGATGGTCAGCAACTCTCGAGTTATGCAAATTGGCAATCTATTTGCGGTCAACTCCCAGTTCCAAATTATTCTGGGCAAGTTGTTCGAATAGAAGCATACACTTCAAATTTTGATAATAGCACTGGCCCAGAAGAATTTGTGGCCTTTTCTGAGCAATACATATGGGGTGCGCAAGGAACCCGTTATGTGATTGCAAATACATCGCAGTTAATTACTGATGGCATTATCTCATGTGACACTAGCGTGATTACTGGGTATTCTGACGTATTGAATGGGAACATCACATCTGGTGCTACGACACTAGTACCAACTACTGACACTCAAGGGGTGAATGGCACATTCTTCGCTATCGGTAGTGAAACACTAAAATTGGTTTCCGGGGCAGGGACTGGCACTTGGACGGTACTGCGAGGACAGCAAGGTAGCACTGCTGCTTCTCATGCTAATGGTGCTACTATAAGTCTACCGGGAGCATTGACGGTTACGTTGCTAGCTATCTCAAGTGTCCCCAACATTTCTTTACTAATTGTTAAGACTTCTGCGGATATAAATTATGTTAAAGTTCTGCCTGATACTGGGGTTGGAGACACCCTACCTGATGGCAGCAGTTCCGCAATCCTGTCAGACAACTCGGCAGCTAATGGGACATATGGGATTAAGGCTCCAGGGGCATAAATAGATGTCACGGTGGATACGCACAGGTGGTGGAAGTGGGGCTCAGGGGCCTGCCGGACCGGCTGGTCCTGGTGGGGGAGGTACTCCTGCGCCAAATATTACGTCATCCACTTCCACGGTATTCTACAGCAATGGTGCCTTTGGCTTTTCCGGTACTATTACGTTACCAGTGAGTGACCCACAGTATGCGCATTTAAAGCAAATCATTGTAACTGCGGTAGACCCAGGTGGTAACATGTATTTGGTGAGTACATTAACAGCCTGGAGCGGATCTACGGTGGCATGGACAGGTACCGTAGGCCAGCAACCTGCTTCTACGTCATCTTCATGGTCTCTAGTCTTCACTGTTTACAATGAGACTGGTAGCCCAACTACCAGTCCGTACACTATTTCTTCGATTACGGTTTATGCGTATTTGCTAACATCAATGTCCGCTGCTGAGTCATACTTATATCGTGACTCAGGTGGGGGACTGCACGAGGCTATTGCAGTTACCGTGGCTGTCCCATCCACTGCCTTTCTGCCTGCTACGGTGGATATTTGGCTGAAGGGAATGCCACCGAACACCGCGACCTACTATAATCAGGGTCTACGAACAATGACGGTGGCTGGGGGCACGTCGCAGACGTTTGTCCTCGGTGCCATGGTTAATGGACAACCTGGTCTATTGTGGGCACCAAATGATGGCACCAGTACTGCATGGACAGCGGCTGCTGCGCTGGGCACCTGGGGGGATGTGCTACCGACTGGTGCCGTGACAAACGCCTTCACCGTCACCGGCGCCACTGCCTGTCCGTCGACGGACGTAAGTTCGATTCAATTTGTGCCGAACCCGGCAACTGGAAACATCTACCAATACGCGCGAGACGGAAACACCTGGGACTGGGATTTCTATGCCATTTCGATGTCGCTGCCGGGATATGGAATAGACGCTTCTTTCCTCGGTGCGCGAGTAACGGTGCAAAAGGGGCAGTTGTTACAAGGTACTTGTTCAGTCACAGGCGGTAACACGGTATACGATGCTGGTGCAACCTTCACCTCTATTATGCAGGGGCATGACATCCACGTTAGTGGCGTATTGACTACTATTCTGTCAGTGACAGATGGACAGCACCTAGTAACAGTAGCAGGAGGACTCAGTAGCGGACCTTATGATATCTGGAACCCATCTCCGGTGACGTTGGACGATCCTGAAGGCGGCAATGACTCCCCTGTGTCTGGGGTTTACCAGGGTCGGTCCATCACTATTTTATCCAACCCACCAGGAGCACTTAGCACAGATCCTGGCACCGTTGGCTGGTTGCAAGGCGCAATGCAGCCAAATTGGACTTATCCGGCAGAGTTGCTGTCAAATGGCAGTGCAAATCCTTATAGAACCTTCCGGTTTTTGGTGTATGCAATCTCAATCCTTGGGTTGAACTCCACCTCAGGATTAGGCACCCACACCCGACAAATAGGCTGGGCCGGTGGTGCTGATGCCTATTACCTTACACCGAACGCC